ACCTCGGTAGGCACGGTTGCCGTATCGAATCCGGACTCCTGCGCTTTCCTCGCCGCATCGAACTCCCGAAGATTCGCAATCTTCCTTGTCGCCTCCTCACCCTGCGCCCTAAGTATCGGCTCCCTCAACGCGGCTTCTTGATCCTCGCGGTCTTGGCGTACCGCTATCTGTCGGCGGCGTTCCAGTTCATCGAAGGATTCGCCAAGATTGCGTAGCCCTTCGTTGGTTCCACGCCACGGGTCGATGTAGGGCATATACAGTTCTCCTAGAAGTTGTAGGAACCGCTGTAGTTGTAGTTATCTGAATCCGGCATTGTAGGAAGGTTATTCGTGTTGCTATCGCCCCCGCCGCCCCACCACCCCGCCCGTTGGCCGGTATCGTAGGCTTTAAGACCCGTGGCTGTGGTATTTAGCACCGCCCCCGGCAGACCTGCGTAGAACCCCGCCTTGGCCTCTCCTTCTGCCATCGTCGCCTGCCCTACGCCCGATGCGTACTGATTCCCCGCGCTTCCAAGCGACGAAGCCGCCCCCTGGCCGATCCTAACCTGATCCAACAGGCGGTTGTAGGCGTCCGTATTCTCCGACATCTGCCCCTTGTATCGGTCGGTGCGCCTTCCTGTTTCGTATCTTCGTTCCGTATCGTAATCTTCCGCAGTAAGTTTGCGGGACAGGTCAACGGCGCGGTTGCCTCCAATGGCAGACGATGACAACCCACGGGCCTGCAACTGCTTGTTCAGTTCCCCCATGCCGAGCGAGTACTTCGCCTTGTACGCAGGAGACTGCTCGTAATTCCACGACTCCATCGGATTGTAGACAAGTTCGTCGTAGGACGGCGTGGGGTGGGTTGCATCGTACCCGGATAGACCGGATAGGGCGTTCTTGCCTACTTCGTAGAACGGCTCGAACAGCCTCTTGTTCTCGTCGTATATGTACCGTTCGGTATCGGCTACTTTACCGGCTGCGCTGGTCTGCGCCTTAGATGCCTTATTCGAGGAGTATATAGACGCCCCCGCAGCGATAGCCCCCGCTGCCACGATTGCTACGGCTGGCATAATGCTTCCTCCTTTGTGATGCCGAATACCGCCTGATCGTATAGTTTCCCGTCTCTAAGGAAAGACTGTCTGCTTATGCCTTCCTTTGTCATTTTGCACCTTACCGATAGCCCGTAAGCGGCCCGGTTGAATGTTGGAACGTGCGTTTCTATCTTCCTGCACGGTGTATTGGTAAACATCCACAAGATGGATTCCCTGCCCGCAAGGTGCATTTCCTTGCCCCTGTATTCAGGCAACGCGGCGGAATGGACCTCCCACATTACCCCGTTCTGTGGAATGAATATGATTACGATGCCGTCTCTCGGCATAAGGACATATACCGACTCGTTGGAGAGAAATGCGGTGTAATCAATCTTGTCCGGCGGGGGAGACATATCATCCGATACCCACCAGTACACCATCGGATCGGACAGGATCGTGACTACCTTATCGTTGTCCTCTACCGTGCATCGTTTCACGCGCTAACCATCTATACCACAACGCATACTACGGACGGGTCCGCGCCGGTACGGTAGAATCCTCCCACCGGTATCCCCGCCGCTACCGCTGCTGCGTTGTTCGCTCGAACCGTCAGCCCGGTAAGGGCCGCAATCTTCGTGTCGATCTGAGCGTGAGTGTTCGTGCCTATGTTCGACAGGCCCGTATGGTCTATCTGCGCCCCATCGCCTCCGCTGTGATCGTGCGCGTCTCCGTTCGTAACCCCATTGGCTATGGGGGCGTAGGCTAAGTCTCCTTCGTCCGAAGTAAGATACGCCGGGTGAGGATCGGTCGCCGCGACATGGGCCACGTCCGCAGCCGTTAGTGCGGCGTCTGCCGCCACCAGCACCACGTCTTCCGCTTGCAGGGAGGCAACTAGCGTGTTGATCTGCCCGATGACTGTCTGTAGGTCGGTTCCGGTAATCAGGCCAGCAGGAGTAACTTCTATGCCGGAACCAAGGATGGTCTGAATGCCGTTTAGAAGTTCAAATACCCTCTGTCTCCACCGGAAGATTTCAACATCAGATTCGTTGATACGCGGCGGTGAAAGTTTATCGGCCTTGTACGTCAATTCCGCAACTCCTCAACTTCTTCGCTTAACCCGCACAAGGCGAGGTCGGCGTTGTCCGTCATAAGGAACTCGTACTGCCTCGACCGATACATTCCCATCCTGTTCAACTTTGCGAACTGTGTCTGTTCGCTTTCCGATCCAACTTGCAGTTCCATGTACGTTGACCATTCCGGCCTGCCATCGTCCCTCCACCGCATAAGAACTTTCGCCGGAGTGGGCGAGTAGGACTTTAGTTTCACGAACAACTGGCTAGACCGCTTGCGTCGTGCGGTCCCGTGATTGATCCAGCCCGTACGAATGAGCGTTCGTATCTCCGCCCCCGCATCCTGATACGTGGTGCGAGACATCTGGTACACGTTGCCGTCCTGTCCTAGAAACAAGTGCTTGTTCCATGCTTTCGCATAGCACGAACCGGCGACGGGGAACACGTCGTATCTGGCAAGAGCGGGATTCCACGCGCCCCATTCGATGAACAGGTCTTCTTTCAAGTCGTACGCCCATGTCTTCTTGGCGGTAGGGAAATTCAGCACGTAATGGTTGATGCCGCCTGTAAAGCATAAGGCCCCTACTGCGTCCGTAACCGTATCGTAGGATTGCAGTTCCCGGTCGATGTCTCCCGATATGATCTTAGGTCCACGGTTTAATAGTCTTACCACCGCCCTCTTACCCTGCATCGACGCAAGTGCGAACATTGTGTTATCCGCTATCCTGATCGTATGAGGGGAATCCGTACCCATCTCCGAGGTAGCGCCTACCAGGGGAGATATCGGGTTTACACCGTCCTCCTGCCAGTATTCAATAGTCTGCGTACCCCGCACCGCAACCTCGTTCCACGCCGCGATCAACGCCTGCACGGTATCGGCCTTCATCGCCGCCCGCCAGGGATTATCCACCATCGACCAGTAGAACGGATCAAACAGGGAGGTTGCCGGATCGGTATCGGTGATGTGGAAATCCTGATTACTGTTGTCGGCCCATACCCTATTGTTAAGAGACGCGACGAACGAAGCGGCGGTAGGAGTATTAGAATCGGTTGGAGTGGATAATACACTCCCGTCCGTGTATCTAAGAGTACCCCCGTGGGCTATGTAGATAAACGGAGTAAGGTCGAGCGTCTGTCCTTCGGCGAATATGGCGTACCTTCCGGTATTGATCGTTGCTCCTGTGATTTGCGTAGCCGTCCCGTCGGAAGCGAGTTTGTAGAGATTGCCACCAGCAACGACAAACGCCGCCGCAAGGCGATCAGACCAGAAGATGCCCTGCCCCGTGCGAAGGATACCTGCAACGTATGTCTCCGGAGCGCCTGTAGTGGAAAACAGGGAGTATCCGGGCCTGCGACGTATGATGTACTTGCCTTCGGTGGATTTCTCGTAGTAGCAGTCACGAGCCTGATCTACCGATAGAACCTTGGCCTGCGAGTCCACGTTATAATTTGGCTTATTGATATTTAATGTTACGAGGCCCACGTATTATCCCGGCTGGAAGAACGTAGACACGTTCTCCCTGGCAAACCCAGTGGCCTTGTCTTTGAAGAATTCCGCTTCCTTTCCCAATCGGTCCCGCTCTGACAGCGGCATTCCGTACTCAGGGCAGATGCGGGCGGCAAGTCCCCACTTTACCGCGTTGATCCAATCGGGCGGGATGTCAAGCGTCATCGTAGTTCCGTCCGTCCCGGCGTCCTCTATGATGCGGTCAACGTCTAGGATGACCTTATCCGTCACGCCCGCTGCGGGAGTAAGCCAAACGTACAGCACTCCGTTGTCCCGCTGCGAGTCGTAGTAGTAGTCCACGACTGTACCGGCAGACGATTTGTTGGTCTTGGCAAGGTAATCGCCTCGGGATACAGGATTGATCGGCACTTCGTTTCCGCTGGTATTGAGGCGGGTAGCGCCATGCACCCGAGCGGGCCGCTGAAGGTAGTCCGCAAGAGCCCCCGTATCCGCATGAACAAGGTCGGTAGAAGTAGGACCGATATTGTAGGACGCCTGCCCCGCAACAAGGGTGACATAGATGAATTGACGAAGCCACGTCAACCCTTCCGATTGCCACTCCTTCAGCATATCGTTCAACTCGGATACGGCGTCCG